TTACGCTAATTTCAATCCAACTTGGTTTTTGCTTTGTGTCGTATTTGTGTCGTTATTATTAAAAACGTCATCAATTTTACGTGCATGTTCTGTTAAATGGTTTGGCGCTAAATGCGCATACCTTCTAACCATTTCTATACTTTCCCATCCTCCCATTTCTTGTAATGCTGTAAGTGGAACGCCAGATTGAATTAACCAACTTGCCCAAGTATGCCTTAAATCGTGGAAACGAAAGTTTTCGATACCAGCTCTTTTTAATCCAGCTCTCCAACCGCTGTTATCATCAACTCTCATTTTTCTAACCTGAGGTGTCATGGTTCCATCTGGCCGTTTTTTTGACTCTGTATGAACAAAGACATATCTTGAATGTTTTCCTATCTGATCTCTTAAAACTTTACATGCGGTATCATTCAGAGCTATGCCAATTGCCTTACCACCTTTGGCATCCTCTGGATTTACCCATGCTACACGCCTTTGCATGTCTACCTGTTGCCATTCTAGATTTATGATATTTGATCGTCTCAACCCTGTAGCTAGTGCAAATGTAACTATTGGCTTGATACTTTCTGGCATACACTGGATTAACCTGCTTGCTTCATCCTTAGTTAGCCAGCGTATGCGCTTACTTAATGGCTTGTTGGTTTTTATTGATGGGCAAGTCTCCATCCATCGCCAATCATTAGTTGCAGTTCTTAGTAATGATCTAATAAAAGATAGGTACTGACTTCTTGTGGCTAGGCTAACTTGCTTTGGTGTGTATTTTGGTGGCTCCACTCCTTTTTTTATAGCTGCTTCTTTTTTCATTTCCCATATCTGCCGATGCTTTCTATTTTCCATACAAGAGACAGATTCGTATATTTCATCAGCAGTAATGCTTGATATTGCTCTTCCTGAGAACTTTGTTAAAAAATATTCTATTTTTGTTTTGTCATCATCTAAGGTTTTTTTATTCTCCTTTTCTCTTATCCATCTAATACAGCATTCTTCAAATGTGCGCTGAGGGAGTTCATCTAATTGCTCAGTCCTCCATGACTCAGCCCTTAATTTGTCATACAGCTCCTGCGCCTGCTTCTTGTCTTTTGTGCCAAGAGATTTTCTAATTCTCTTCCCTGACGGTGTAAAGAAATGACAGTGCCATATTCCGTTTCTTTGTTTGATTGACATAATCTACCTCCGTTTAGATTATCCTTGCTCGCATCATGAGTTTGCTCTGGGTTATTTATATAATCAAGCACAGCGGATCTGGTAGTCCTATAACCTCGGCCAACTTTTCTACCTTTCAACTCTCCTTTAGAAATAAGATAAGCAACTGTTCTAGGTGTTGTTTTTAACTCCTTGGCGGCCTCTGATGTTTTCAATATTTCATCTTCCATTTCACCCTCCTATCCATTCTTCCTTTTATACTGTTCATGATCATCACCACAATCTTTACTGCAGTATGCGCTATTAGGTGCGACAGGTTCTTCGTGACACCAGATACACATCCCGCTATATGATTTAATTGCTGCCTTGCGATTTGATAATGACACTTGAATATATAGTTCGTTTGTTTCATTTGCTGAGTCGATAATGTCCATAATTTACCTATATTAATTGAATACTTTCTTCCGCTTGGTCGCCATATACATCCCAATCACCGTATTTCTCACGAGCGAATAATTCGAGTCGAGGAACATCTCCGTATAATTCCTCTAAACGATGATGCACCTCTTTTGGCTTTTCGCTGTGTTCACCTAAGCATGAGTAAATAACCTGTCTCACGCTTGCAGATTGACGAGGCAATCCATTTCCTCTTGTAGCTATTAAACACATTTCGACATTTTGACGGGTATAATTACCGCAATTAATTTTCGTCTCGTTGTTTAATGTTTCCATAAAATCAAAGAAATCTTCTGGCGGTTTTTTATTTATTCTATCTCCTGCATTTTTATTTAATTTAACCCATGCGAACCCGAACATGTTTTTAACTTTAAAATCCCATGCTTCGGCTAATTTAATTGCTTCGAGTGCAAAGTTGCCTGTGTACCACATACAGAGTACGGAATTTTTAGAGGAGTGTTTTTCTATTGGTAATCGAGATAGGGAGTATAAATCGGTAGTGTTGTAATGATTATCTGCTGCGCCATTTGAAACTTTGTTATTGTAAGACCAAGGTGGGTCAGCGAGAATCAAGTCATACTTTTTCATTCTCCGCATCCTTCATTAATAAATATGCTAGGCATATCGCACGAGTTAGTTTTTTATCCTCTGCCACATTCCAACCAGAGCCACATTGCCAAATTCCATCTACATAGCTAATGGCAATTTTATTTGTCTCTACTAGGCTCATTGCCATAGCGTGACCAAAGAAATCAATCCATTCTGTTTCTTCCCATGCCTCTTCATTATCATGTTTAATACTGGCTTTTAGTTGTCGCTCAAATAACTTTAAATTTCCAGTTCGCTGCTTGATATCTTTATACTGAATACAGTCATTTTTGCAGTTAAGAATGAATACCTTTTTATTAATCTCGAAGTCAGATAGTTCGGTGTATTTATTCATCGATTAATCCTTAACAGTTATTTTGTAATTACCTGCGTGTGATTTCTTACCGTACGCCGTTTTTCCATCTCCAGTAGCCACAGCTAACGCATTAACATCTGGTTTATTACTGATAATTGTTTTTGCTGCTTCAAGAGCAAATAAATACTCATTATCTTTACATTCAATTGTTATTTTCACGAATCACCTCACCACAAATAATAGTTAAATCTCTCACTGACATTAAATATTCAGCACGTTTATTGCATTCCGATTGCGTATAAATATCTTCCGTTACAGGCACAGCAGAACCCTGTATTATCATGAGCAATACATATCCGATTATTTGCATGGTTATTTACTTTTGAATTAAATCAGCACGAATATATAATGTGTCAGTTGGATGAATTCTATCTGCACACCAAGTTACATCATCACTACGTAAATTAACTGGAAATTCAGGTTTGTTTATCTCCTCTGGCTCGGGGTCAACCTGTAGCCATATTAATTCTGGTGCGGTAGGGCAATTAATACTTTCTGGTAAGTTATTAATTAAGCTCTCGCGTGATGCTTGCCAGCTAATCCACATTAAATCTACATATTGGTCAGCGTAATTTAATCCGTTATTCGCACGTTTAAGTTTTGATTCAAATTCTGACGGGTCGCTAAGTTGCTTTATTGTCTCTTCAAACTGCTGCCTTGATTTATCCATCACTCCACCTTTATTTGCTTTAATGCCTCACGAACAGCGTTTAATCGTGATTCCATTCTTAGATATTGAGGGTTGGGAATAGTGGGCCAGTTTTCATCCCAAGGGTCATCACCAAACAACCCAAGCAATTTACCGCCTAAAAAACTATTACAGCACTCATCTTTAACATCATCTGATGCTTCGATTAAATCCCAATATTCCCTTGCTTCGTGTTTATCTATTTCATCATCTTTGCGCAGTTCGATAACTTGCTTTTTAGCGTATTCAGTATTTGCATCGTTATCAGCGTCTATCTCAGAGATTAAATTAGAATCTAACTTGCCTATCCAGTAGTGATTGTTAATACTCTGAATAAACTCAACTAGTGAGCTGCCCATCGAACCCCAAAAGCAAGACCATGAATTTCCCCATTCGCTAATTGTGACACGACCGTTTTGATTATCTCCATAATCCTCAAGGTAAACATGAATAGGGTCGTGACGTTCTACACCCGTTATCACTAATTTAGTCACTTGAGATTGTTCAACTTTCATCACTCCACCTTTTTAAACTCAATAACCCATACCCAATGGTTATTATTCCATCCGTCATCACCGTAAATATTTTCCCAAATACGCCGAAATGCCCTTATTGGTTTTTCAAACCATCCAATGGAATTAGTCGCATCAGATTGTGAATTATCAAAGCCTTCTGCCTTTGCATCTGCTTCACTAATTGATTGCAGGCGCTCAACACGAACATCGGTGATCTCTAACGTAATACGTGAAGCCCAGCGAGGCATGTGTATAGATGGTTTCCAGCAAGAACGACCATCAATACAACCATCATCGTCACCCCATGTGAAATCACCATCAGCAGAGTAAATAACATGTCCAGTGTAATAACCATGACCATATGGCATTTCACGTACATCTTTAGTTGGTCTATCAGGAACATAATCAATCATCAAACCATCATCATCAAATTCATGACTGACTACACTCCATGTTTCACGAACCCAAAGGCGATCGCCAACCTTGCCAAGAGGGCAGGTAAACCAACCGCTAGTATCGTTATGTAAATCGCCAACCCATCTGAAATTAAAATCATCCTGTTGTACGGAAATAGTTTCTCCTGATAGTGTGCAAGGCTGGTTGTTCATTACTCTACGAGTTTGAGTTTTACGTCCATCTAAAATGGCGCGTACCATCTCAGCATTAAAAATAATTCCGTGCTCTTTCATATTCATTCCTCTATTGCATTCCTGCGAGTTAAATTATCCCTTATCCCAATCTGGATATAACTTTACCAGTTTACGAATTAATTCTGGTACTTGCTTAGTTGGGATGTTCACATACTCACCTCCGTGAACTTTGGCTTCACATGAACCATAGCCACAATTACAGCGCTCATCAATAAAACCAATTTCTAAGCAGTCTGGATATTTACCAACCTCTATCACATCGTGCTCATTAATTTTAATGTGCATCACCATATATCTATCTCCTGTTTGCATCCTTGCACTGAGTTCCTGTAATTAAACGTATGGCTTAATATCAAATTGCTTGAACCATTCTTTTATTTCTTCGTATTCATCATCGCTAATTTCATTTTCTTCTAGCCATTCTTCAAATGAATCCCTGGCGGCATCTTTAGTTAAGTAATAAATGAAATTTTGCAATTTGCTTGGTGTTTTCATGGTTATATCCTTTGGTTAAACGGGGAAGGGTTAGAAGGGTATTTGATCATCCCAATCTTGAGGTGGCTCACTTTGTGGTGCTTGATTACCTGATGCTTGTTTTGGTGCTTGCGGTTGCTGTGGCTGACCACATCCTTGATTCTGTTGTGGCCTCTGGCTTCCTGCCTGATTACCACCGTTACCGCCTAGCATTTGCATAGAACCGCCGATATTAACCACTACTTCCGTTGTGTATCGGTCTTGCCCGCTTTGGTCTTGCCATTTTCTGGTTTGTAGAGAACCTTCGATATATACCTGTGAGCCTTTTCTAAGATATTCACCTGCAATTTCCGCTAATTTGCCGAAGATGCATACTCGATGCCACTCAGTTTTTTCTTTCATCTCACCGGTTTGTTTATCACGCCACGATTCCGATGTGGCTAGTGTGAGATTTGCTACTGCGCCACCTGACGGCATATATCGAATTTCAGGGTCTTGCCCCAAATTACCAATGAGAATACATTTATTCACGCCTTTACTTGCCATTATGCAGCTTCCTTAAGTTCTTTAATCCGAATTCCTGTTAAACGCTCACATTCCTTTTGTGATTCAGTACCAGCCAATGCATTCCATGCTTTTTTGTACTCATCCATGATTTGTGACTGATTCGTAGCTGTGCCAAGAAAGTTAGTGTAATCAGCTAACACCTGCTCTGCCGTCCGTGGCGCTACGTTATGAATTTCCGCATCTGCATCAATTGCTGTTTCTTCTGTTGGAATACAGAACGCTTGAAATGCCGCGTATTTATATGCAATCGACATGGCTTTATTTGTGGCTTTATCTCCGCTATCCATAGCTTCGCCATAAGTTACTACCGTGTGCTTACTGCCATCTTCCGTGGCGACAAAATCAAACTCAGCCTTAACAACAACGTAGAATAATTGGCCACCTCTTTGCGTTTGTCTTTCTGTGACTGTGCGTTCAATGATCCTTGGAAGAATAAGCAATCCATGCTTAACTAAAGCTGGAGCAAGAGCGTTATACACTGCGTCAATCCCTCTAAACATAAACCCTTGCTGTTGGTTTTTACTTCCTTTCTTTATTCCTGTTTCAGCCATTTCCTTGGCTACATTGCTAATCGCTTTGTATACAGCAGTCATATTAATCTCCCAAATACTGACCAGGTCGGCGATCAGTTCCGTAGTAATCGATTTCAAATTTATTACTCGGTGCAGAACTCCTTTCTGCATCACGTAACGCTTGAATATGTTGAGGGATAGGAGGGTGATTTTTCGATGCGTCCAAGTTCATGTGTAGCAGTTCCATTGCTAACTTCATCTCTTTCATCGATGGAGTGTCATTTGGTACTTTTCCTTCAATCATTGCAATAGCTTGAGCCAGAGCTTCCTCTCTGTTTTTTGCTAGTGATGATGATGTTAGGCGAGGGTATTTATCGGTAGGGTATGAGTTAGAAACGTTCATTGAAAATCTCCTGAAAAATCCTTTGCTGGTATCGACAGCCCTTGTCGTCCTAAAACTTCCGTTTGATACATAAATTCATCGTGTTCGCGTTCCTGCGATTCTTTACGCTTCCTGCGTAATTCTTCTAACCATTGCTGATGTTGTGTCACGCAACCCTCCTTAGCAGAGCCAGCTTAGAAGTAGGGGCATCCTTGCTTGCTTCATTGACAATCCTGTCAAACTCCTCCTTATCAAACTGCATAATCCATTGCAGGGCTTCCACTGGGTCGATTTCCGTTAATTTAGCCAGCTCAGCGAAACTTTCTGTCTCAATGCTAAGCTTGCTACTTTCGTCAAATTCCATGACTGTTTTATCGTCTACTACCCGAGTTCCGTTCGAGTAGCTGAAGGATATTTTCATAAACCCTCCTGATAGCTTTCTTTGAGTAGTTCCATTGCTAACCACCAGATATCCTCACATTTCTGGCGAATAGCTACCTGCGCCTGAGCTTGCGCCAGACGGAAAATATCTTGGTTAATTTTCATAATTTACCTTGCGATAATTAGACTTAATGAAATAACTGCGAATAGAAGTAGGGCGCTGAATATAGTGTCTATGTTCATGCGAAACCTGCGCTAATCTTGCGATAGCGATAGGGTGGTTATCTGGTGTTGGTGCGCTGGTTACTGCTGACCGAGGGCTTTAGAGTTTTGCTACAACTTCGTCATAATTGACTTCAAAATCTTCGCAGGTTTCTTTCAGGTCGTTAAAGTTAATTGCGTGATTTAAGGCGCTAACTTCATCCTGAGTTAGTTGTTCATCTCGGTAGTCATTAAATCCAACTGATAACAATTTACCGCCTAATATCTCCGTTCCTGCGTTTACAGACGGCTCCTTGCCATCTTCATACTCAACTACGAATGTCATTTTTCCCATGTCATACTCCCTCCTAACTATTTCATTAGTCCGTATATATGATTAAAGTCGTTAAGTCCTTCCCTATCTAACTCTAAGTATGGTTCCCATCTATCCAAGCCCTTATGATGTGTCCTAACCAATTGCCAGCGCCAGCCATCAGCATGTCTAACTCGTCTCACATGCCTGATTGTTGTAACCCAATATTCATCATTAGGGCCATTTGGAACCAGTGAATCAAACTCGACTCGAACAACTCTAAATAACTTCGGCATGGGTAACTTTCCATCATGGAAATCATCTATTGTCATACTCCCTCCGTTATTAACTAAACACGATGCTAGTAGCCTGAATACTCACGAAGTGCGTCAACTATCTCATCGCACTCAACCAACAATATAATCCTTGCTTCATCATTACATTCTTTTAAACGACCAAGCTTGAATGATAATTTTCTCAGCATCTTTGCTTGCCATTCATTGTCGTTACTATCTGGAATTTTAATACTCACTCTCTATCTCCTATCTATTAATCAACTCACCACAGCCCACAGAATGGACTGTAATTAGTTAACTAGGGCTGGCTGGATAAATTATTTAGTTTTGCGATATCTTGGTCGAGCACTTCCTTCCTTTTCTCAAACGCAGTTTGAAAGCTAGAAAATTCATCATGTAATCCAGACTCTATTTTTTCTTTTATTTTCTTGAACTCTTCTGTGCTAAATTCAATCCCATTTTTTCGTAGATTCTCATAAAAACTTAGGCTGACTTTAATTTTATCTAATCTTTCCATGAAGCATGATTTGATATAATTTCTTGCTGACTCAATGCCATTGAAGAATTCGACCGATATATCACCTCCACTTCCATCAGGCCATCGATTTAACTTGTAACCGATATTCCCATTCGAGTTACCAAGGAGAGTTATTAGCTTAAGCCCATTATATTTTTTATTTCCGTAGTGATTATCTATGCAACTCATGTATTCCATTGCATCTTCAATTCTACTTGGTGATGGGTAATCACTTGGAACTGCATATTTAACTTTTCCAGTAATTACATCTAGGAAGTGGGTGAAATCTTGATCTTCAATGTTTTTAGCTAAAACAGATACACTTTTAAATAAATCACGATATCCAGAAAGTTTTATTTTAATTTCATCAATTTCTTGATTTATTTTATCTCGTTCCTGTTTAGCTTTATTTATTCCTTGCTCAGCCCTTTCAAGCTCTCTTTCTTTGTGGCTTTTTACTGGTTCATCATGAAGGCTTTTCGTTGTGAAGTTCTCACCGCTTGGTATCTCTACCCCTGAATCAGTAACGAAAATTTCTTGCACAATGCTTTCCGTAGCATTTAACTTTCCTAGGACAGCAACCTTCCGTCCGTCTGATAAAAATTTAGTTTCCATTGTATATCCTTTATCTCGCAGTAACCCCGAACTCACTGCTCGGCTGTTTTGTTTTAACTCCTGAAAATACTGCTACATTAGGTAAGCAACAGTTATCTCCACTTGGATAATGCTTTGTTGGTTTGAGAGAGAGAACAGGGCGTTCTGGTTTCTCAACGCCAAATATCGAATCCCATATTTCTTCCACTGAGCGACTTTTCTGTTTAGCTTTTAACTCATTACGTTGCTTGTAGTATTCTCCGTTGCGTTTGTATCTACGCATCTTTAAATTATCTTTAGCTGGTAAAAAAGTAATAGTTGCCATATTTGCCTCCTAAGTGATCTTTGGTGGTGATGCCGAATGCCTCCGGTAGCTGTCTTTCGCCCACAAGGCGACTGCTTGTCTTTTTGACCATCACCCCAAAAACCACTCAGTGGTTGCTCGGAGACGTTCCTCTGAGCGGGTTCCTAATTGTAAAAGAGCGAACTTCCTATTTATCTATGGCTCCTTGCCTTTGATGTGATAAATATAACCAGCGGTGATTTATAAGTCAACACCGCAGGTGATAATAATATAACTTGCGGTGTTAATTTATTGTATTTTCAGATAATTTATTTTCAAAAAAATCTCAGATTGGAATGCAGATCACTTCTTTGGAGGGGAAAGGGCACAAAAAAGCCCTCGCGGGGAGGGCTATTGACAGTGGCATGGTAAGTTATTATGATTAAATCACGCTTCGCCAAGTTGGGGAAGTACCCCGCCACCACACGGGGTCAATAGCAAAGCCCAGATATTATTGTTTGGGCTTTGCTATATTAGGAGCGATATGCTGAACATCTCCATTGAGTAATAAATCAAAACTCAAAAATAATCTCCTTAACTCCGTTCGTATATACTCACTAGTAGATGTATCATTGAAAAGGGGTATAGCTGAATCTTGAACGTACTTTATTAAATCATTTTTATCTATATTTCTTATATTCTTAACTATAATCATTAGTTCTTTAGGCTTACTGAACCCTCCATTACAAACTTCTTGCATGGATCTAAAAACCTTTTCAGAGTTCACTTTATCTAGATCAATGGCCTTTATTATGTCATCCAACTTACCATGTTTTGATATGCGGCTATTTAGTTTCTTGATTTCTCGTCTTGTCAACTCTAGTTCATTGAAGTTACAAGTTTTTATTAGCTTTGAGAATGGCGCTCTAGTTGTGTAATTTACATCTAAAAGATATTTAATAGCCGTTTTATTTGATATTTCATTTTTTTCAAGAATATAATCATTTACATAATGATTTTCGTCTATATATGTAGATACGTATTTTTTATCGCCAAGAGCAACTACTAAATTCTTGCCTTGTTTTACAGCTTCTTCAAGTTGATCTAGGTCTGCAGGCGTAACCAGAATTGTATCTAAATTTCCTTTTTCCCCTTCGTTTAAAATGAGGTTTTTTATAGCTCGCTGATATCGTAGAACCTCGTAAGGTGAAAGCCCTTCATCAACCAACAAAATATCATCATATATTTTTTTATAATTATCCGTTTTTACGGATGTATAACTAATCTTTAATTGCTGATCTGTGGTGTATTTCTTTATAACCTCTAACTCATTTTCTTTAAACTCAATTAGAATAATTCTTTCAGCAGAAACCCTGCCATCTTCACTAGGTAATTGAGATGAAAAATCAGATAATAACTTTCGTACATTTCTATCTGAAAGAGAGTATCCCATAAACATTATAGGGTTTTTTATCATATTGGATAAAATTTTAGCGCTTATCAGTATCGATTTACTATCATAAAGGTCATAATCTTGTTTTGTTATAATAATAGAATGTGGATTATTTACATCCCCATGTATTTTATATAACTCACTCCACCCGACAGTATCATCAAAAAAACCCTCATTACCTATGTATATCTTTGGTATAACAGACTGTTCTTTAAGTAAAAATTCAATGAATGGGTCGTAGTTCGTTGTAATGATCATTTTTGCTTTCTTTAGAAATTTTTTAAATGATTCGAACTCTTCTTTGTCTATGTCATCTTTTAAACTTAAAGATGAAAATCTTTGGCATAGTGAATATTTGAAAGGTGATATTTTTTCGCTAAATACTTTTTTCGCAGTCAATCCTTCAAGGGTTATTACCCCGTCATTAAATAAATCATTAAATTTTTCTTCGATAAAAGATGCAGCCTCGGTGTAGATTTTATGATCTAAATCTGCCTCATTGAGAAAATCATCCTGATGCTCTTTCTTTAACTTATTTAAATAATTATAAAAATTATCTGAGTTATCAGTTACTTTATTCCAATATTCTTCTAACAATCCATCCCATTTTGGGGAATTATCAAGGTATCGCTTTGATATGCCTGAGCCAATGAAAACAATAGGGTAGTTTTTAAAGTTAAAAATAGGTTCTGGCATAAAACACTCCTTAATTTATTTCCCACGCCCTAAAACGTGTCGTCAGGCCATTGTGACTTGATTACCTTACCTATGATTGTGCAGTTCCCGTTAATAGGGATCAGGTCATAGCGTGGGTTTAATGGCTCTAGATACTCAACTCCACCTTCTCTAATCAATCGTTTGAATGTGAACTCATCATTCAGCAAGCGAGCGACACAGAAATCTCCGAATTCCACTTCTTCATCAGGATCAACCAGAATTAGCATTCCTTCAGGAAAGCTTGGTTTCCCTCCTGGTGGTGCTGTCATTGATTGGCCTTCAACCTCTAACCAAAAAGCGCGCTCACTGGCTTTCTTAGCTGTAGGAATCCACGACACAGCATCTTTCTGAGTGTATGAGTTAAATTCTGTTGAGAAAGCGCCAGCTTGTACTTTTGTGAATAGAGGATATTGATATTTCTCATCCATGCTTGGTGTTTTTAATGGGCTGACAGCCTTAAACATGCCTCTAATTTCTTTAGCTAGTGATGGGCTAAATTCATCAACGGTAACTTGTAACGCCTCAGCTAACTTTGCTGCGTTTTCTATGTTTAGAGCGTTTACTCCATTCAATAACTGAGCAACAGCACTCTGCCCCATGCCGATTGAATCGCCTAGGGTTTCTTGTGATAAGCCAAGCTCTTTCTTTTTTGCCTCAAAGATATTTTTCAGGCGAAGAGCATCAGCTTTTTGTTCTTCTGTGATCGGTTTCTTTTTCATACTGCAATTTTATTACCAAATGGAATATTTACCAATCACCGCAGGTGTTGACTATTTTATCACTTGCGGTGATAATAATTAAAAAAGGAGAAACTATGGAAAGAGTCCCATTAACTAAATTTGCTACTGAGCTAGGACAACACAAAACAGCTGAATTGTTAGGTGTTAGGCAAAGTGCGATAAGTAAAGCAATTTTAAAAAAACGAAATATTTTCGTTATCAGAAAACAAGATGGAACAGTTGAAGCTGAAGAAGTTAAACCGTTCCCATCAGGTAAATAAGTATCACCAGCTCTTTAACATCGCTAGACCGCTCAGAGGAACGTCTCCGAGCAAACAATCCGCTCATATGGAATGAGCCACGGATCATTACTGCTGTTCCCAATATGGGAAGTAATTAATAAGGACTTTAACAAATGGAATACGGAAACACATGCAAAACAGTTCGTGACAAACGAGCTATTGAATTTAGAACACGCCACTTAGTAAGTAGCGCACTTCAAATATTACGTGATGGTGATCAGCGAGAAATTGCGCAAGCCACATCACGCTCAGACTCGACTATCTCAAGAAGAATCCAATCTATTGATGGTGTATGCGAAATGCTTGCCACACGTCGTGTAATTGGTTTTGTGAGGGAAGGAGAGAAGGTTATCAGAGAATCAGACTACAAACTCTATTTAGAAAATATGGCTGAACTATCGAGATTAAAACTTCAAGTTCATGCATATGAAAAAGCCTCAATTGCGGGAACAACTGAGGCCTTTAGAGAAGAACAATTAGGTCTGTTCAACTAACAAATACACTGTATCAATAACCAGTATTAAAGGGAAGCTGATTTTGAGCTTTCCTTTTGCTGATACAGCTTATGAACAAGGAAATTATACCATGAAGAAGAAAGTTAATCATTGGTTTAATCGTCACGAAGTGCATAAAAACATCATGCGAGATAAGACGTTACGAGAAGTGACACCGTTAGGAAGTAAACGTCTAAAGGAAGCATTTGAAGATGCAAAATTGAGAAATGAGCATCGTGAGAAATTACTAGGAGGATCGCATGAGTAATGTTGCATATGCAGATTTTGGCAACAAAAACTATGGGAGTTCGCGCATGGATAACTCTAAGTTGGGTCATGTTGCGATATTCAGGAGTCTACTAAATGCAAAATGGGCAGAAGATACAGCAAAGTTATCCCTTTGGATTAGATTGTTAAGTCAAGCTAGACACAAGCCGAAGAGAGTCGAATTTAGTGGTGTTTCTTGGGATCTTCGCGAAGGCCAATTAGTAACAAAGGCGGGTGTATTAGCTAGAAAGTTAAAGGACTCCAAAGGGAAAGAGAAAACAGAAAAGCAGATCCGTGACATGCTAGATTTTTTTGAAAGTGAAGGCATGATTTCCCGCACAGGAACCCGCCACGGAACAGTAATTACCATCACAAATTATAGCCAATATCAGGCTAATTTTGAGGTGACAAATCAGGTAACCAATGAAGTGACAATTAAACCCAGTGATATCAACGCCTCAAGAGGTGGTGAGGTGACAAACATCGTGACGAATGAGGTGAAACAGAATAAGAAGTTATTAGAATTAGAAGTTAAAGAACAAGATATAAAGATCCCCCTTACCCCCATTGGGGAAGATATCGCTCTAGAAATTCTCGATTATTTTAATCAGCTAACCAATTCTAAATTTCAATCTACGGAACCCATCCTAAAAGCGCTTAATACCATCAAAGCTAAAGGCGAATGCTACACAGCTGATGAAATTAAACTTGTGATGGAGTGGGCTGTTAAGACTTGGACTAAAGGGAAGGACTTAAAACCTCAGAACTTGTGTCGAATGACTCGCTTTGATGGTTACCTGTCAGATGCGATCAAGTGGAAAAACCGAGACGGTATCAACCCTGTCGATTGCCCTCATGAAGAATTAATTAAAATCTGGAATAAATACGTTCCTGAAAGAGCCATTGATTTTCATGAGTGGACATCACGTAGACCTGCCTACAAAGATTTGGAGGCTGTCTGGAATGGCAAAACCAACAAGGGACAGTGGCGTGAAGTAAAACACATGGACACCTGCTTCAAGCTGATATCGCAATCAAGTTTATTCACTGGTCTGCAAGACAAGGGGTGGTTAACTCTTGACTGGATCTTAACACCGACAAGATGGTCCCAAACCTACGAGCAAGCTAAACGAGAATACACCGAACGGAAAAAAGGGATTGTTTAATGGAAAATAAATTCACGGATTATTACTCAGAGCAGGCTGTCATTGGCGGAATACTGATTGCCACATCTGAAACTGAGGAAATTGCTATCTCAGCGATTGAAAGTTTAGTTGCTGACGATTTCACATCATCGGCTCACAAAACCATATTTAAAGCCATGCAAAGCCTTGTTAGAAATGGCTCTAAGGTTGATTTGGTTTTACTGAATGGAGAAATTGAACAACAAGGTAATTCAGGTATTACTGGCGGGTTCGGCTATCTTGCTGAATGCACTAAAAACACATCAAGCATTCAAATGTTACCCGGTTATGTTCAGAAGATTAAGGACCTAACCACGGCACGAAAAACGCTTGCTGTTCTTAACGAAGGCATTGCGAAGATTAGCTCATCAAACGTTAGTAATCTTGTTGATGTTGTCGGTGAGGTTCAGTCCACAATCTCATCAATGGACACAGGTAGTGTTGTTGAAACACAGCACATCATGGACGGTGTGAATGAGTCGATAAATATTCTTGAGTCAATGATTAACGGTGACATCTGGAAATATAAAACTCAGTTTGGCTTACCTGATATCGATAAGGCATTTGGTGGATTTAATAACACCGATTTGATTGTTGTTGGTGGTCGTCCTGGCATGGGTAAAACCATGTTCAGCACAGCAATATCAAAAGCAATCGGATTGAAGCAAAAGAAACCCGTTGTGTTTTATAGTCTTGAGATGCCGTCGTGGCAGATATCAGAACGAATTTCATTTCATCACGCAGGGGTTAACAAGCAAGACTTACTCGGTGATGATAAATCGAAAATCAACATGGATGAGGCTTGGGCTAAGTTATCTCATGCACTTGCTGACATTCAGGAATCACCGATTTATATCAATGACCGGCCATCAATGAGCATTCATGAAATACGTGCTGACGCTAGAAAGATGCACAAAAAAACAGGTGGTTTAGGTGTCATTATCGTTGACTACTTGCAGAAAATGAAAATGACCAACCCTGAAAATATGAATCAGTCAGTGGGTGAGATTGCAACAGGGTTAAAGAACCTAGCAAAAGAGCTTAAATGCCCCGTGGTCGCACTTGCACAGTTAAACCGTAACTTGGAGCAACGCACCAATAAGCGCCCCGTTAATGCTGATTTGAGAGAGTCTGGAGTTATCGAACAAGAGGCTGACGTTATCTTCATGATTTATCGTGATGAAAAATATCATCCCGACACCAATCTGAAAGGTATCACTGAGGTTATTTGCACGAAATCACGACACGCACCCGGTGCAGAAAAAACATATTACTTCACTAATGCTCGCGGTGGTTTAGATCAGGCGGTATTGAGCAATATAAACAGCGACTACGTAGATGAAGAAATTGAGTGTTAACACGCAAGAGGATTTTTAGATGAACTTACTAACACATACCGTCACCAAGGTTTTAGGTGATCCGATTCGCCATACCTACAAAAGCGATGATGGAACAGAAAATGAATATTACCTAACACCAGTCGAGTGTAATTGCTGGGGTGATATTTCAAACACAAAAGTAATGACTAATACCTTAGAGCAAGCCAAAGCAATTAAAGTCGGCTACGAGTGGGAGTCGTGAGGATTTTTAGATGGAATATTTACGAGATATTTTAGGCACATTGTTTTTCATGCTAGTACCGATTACTGGATTTTTATCTGTTGCATTCCTGATGTATCACGAAAAATCAGGTTGGGGATGGTTACTTTTAGCAGTGGTTGCCATATCAGGAAGTTTAAAAATTAGTTATGGCGATTAAGCGAGGTGTTGAGTGATGAAAGGAACAGACTATAAAACTCTGATGTGGGCTTATGTGAATGAGTCTAGAAATCGCAAGAGAAAATATCTTAAGCAATGCAAAGATTATAACCGCAAATTTAACAGTAACTATCGCAGTGAAAAAGTATTGAAAAAGTTGCTACGTCTTGATTTTCAGAGCTTAACGGGAGGCATCTAATGCAGGGAACTAATTGGGTTAAGTGTAGTGAGAAACATCCAGAGAAGGTTAAGCTCATTTTGTTTTATGCAGGTGGTGAAACTCATGCAGGATGGATGCTTGATGAAGGTTGTGGTTTTTACAGCATAAAAATATCAAAGTGGTTTGACTATTCAGATGTTACCTACTGGTGCGACTTGCCACTCCCACCAATGCCAGAGGGTGAATGATGGAATCACCACTTGCACGAATGATTAAGCAACAGGTATTCGACGCCAACGTCGACAGGCTTGTAAAACTAAACGATGAGCAATGGGATTTCATACTGAATGACCAAGACGAACGCGCATGGTCTGGCGGTAACTACTACGGTCACGATTATCATGAGTGGGAAATTTACATTGCCTACGATATCAAATATGTGAAAACAGGATTGAGAGAGACGTTGATATGAAGTGGGCGAAATTTAAAGGCAACGAGATTACCTATCTAGTTAGGTGGATAGTTGGGATATTTTTCTTGCTTCCAATAAGCACTATTTATTTTTTGCTTTTTCTAATTGATACGCCGATCCACTTTGCCAGAAAACACGTGCGACAATTTTTATTTTCATTAATTGACTACATCGAAAATAAACTCCCATTCAAAAAGGATAGATAGTATGAGCGAACTCAAGAAATGCCCGTTTTGCGGGAGTAATAACGTAGAAGCTTTTTGTCAGTATGAAGAAGATTGCCCTGATCGTTCAGCGATAGTGCGTTGTCATAATTGCGATGCACAATCAGCTCAAATGATTGGGAAAGGTAAAATATCTATGGCAATCGCAGCATGGAACAGGAGAGCTAACAGTGAGTGAGCCAGTAGAAGTCATGGTCTATTACGTCAGCTTCAATACGAATAGCAGATTTTGGATGTTGAAAATAAATGTAGGTTGGATTGAGGAACACTATAAATTCCCAAGCAAACCAACTAAAAGACAAATCCGCAAAAAGAAAAAAGAATGGATCCAAGAAGCTAAATATTGGATAGAGGTATACGCAGAAATGCAAGGAGGTTAACTTGGAAAACTTCTGTCTACACGAATCAACGAAAAAGCTATTTGATAACAACGTAATTGAACTACTTAAATCCCACCCAAAACTCAGCGTCACCATCAAGCCTTACAAACCAAAACGAAGCCTCTCTCAAAACGCATTAAGCCATGTTTGGTACAAAGAAATCAGCGACTACTTAATTAGGTCGGGTCGTGAGTTCTGTACCGAAGCATGGGTGAAAGAAAGTTTAAAGGCCACTTACTTGGGATTTGAGGTAACTGAATATACGGATGTGCTAACGGGCGAAAAAACGCAACGAGAGACACTTAGGCACACTTCAAGGTTAGATAAAGGAGAAATGCATCACTTCTTACAGAGAGTTGAAGCGTGGGCTTCGCAGTTCGGTTTGATACTAACTACTCCAGAAGATAGCGAGTACATGAAATTGAAAAGGGAACAGGATGAATAATTATGGCTAAGAGAAATAACACATTAGAGAGCATGAAAAAGTGGATGGAATTCATTCCTCAATGTTTGCAGCCACAAGGTAAGCAAATTGACAACGAAGAACCCAAAGAGAAACCAGTAGCCAAGAAGCGGAGGGCGAGAAAGTGAGCGAAGAAAGAAACGGAATTTACCTCCGAATCAATGGGGATCAGTATCGGCATATTTGGGTGGTTGGTGATATTCATGGGTGTTTCAATTTATTAAAAAGGAATATGTATCGAATTGATTTTGATAAAGAAAAAGATTTATTGATTTCAGTTGGTGACCTAATCGATAGGGGTGATCAGAATGTCGAATGCCTAGACCTGATTAATGAAAGATGGTTCAGGGCTGTACGTGGAAATCATGAGCAAATGGCTATTGATGCCTTGTTTAATGGTGGGGATGTCAATAACTGGCTATACAACGGTGGTAATTGGTTTTTTCTGCAAAATTATGAGGAAGAGATTTTATCCCGCGCCTGCTTAGCCAGAGCAGAGAAACTTCCCTTTATTATCGAAGTAAATACAGATGGAAAAAAGACAGTCATTGCACATGCTGATTATCCATCCGATGAATACGAGTTCGGCAAACCAGTAGATGAGCAGTATGTGATTTGGAGCCGTGAGCGCATTGGTGACGATAACGTCCGTGAGATTAAAGGTGCGGACCTATTTCTATTTGGTCACACACCAATGATTAAAGGTATCGAAAAGCGCGCTAATCAGGAATACATCGATACTGGGGCAGTGTTTGGTTATGGGCTAACTATGAGACAAATCAAATGAACTGCATGTCATGCAATAGGCCACTAACAGATGATGAGGTTTACGTGTGTGCTCATTGTGCTGATGAATACGCTCATTTGGAAGTGATGGATAAAATCAAAGGAGAGGGAGATGCAGAAGCTAAGGCGACGGCGCTGTAAAATATGCCGAGAATGGTTTCACCCCAAGTACAGTAACATTTGGTGGTGTTGTCCAGAACATGGAGCAGAACTGGCAATAAGGCGAATAAACAAGGAAAAGGAAAAGGTATTAGAAAAACGTAAAAAGGAGCAAAGAGAAAAGGAAGTTAAAGTAAAAGACAAACTCAAAGCCCGCAAGTTAGCAGTAAAACCCCTCTCATATTTCACCAAGCAAGCACAGACCGCATTCAACGCATTTATCAGAGAAAGAGACAAGGATGAGCCTTGCATCTCATGTGGGCGTTTTCACGAAGGTCAGTATCACGCAGGACACTATCGAACAACCGGTGCTAACCCAGAACTTAGGTTCGATGAAGATAACTGCCATAAGCAATGCGCCCCATGCAATAACCATCTATCGGGAAATATCGAAAATTACACACCTCGACTAATAGAGAAAATTGGTCAGGAACGTTTCGATCGCCTAATGGGGTCTCATGAATTGCCAAAATGGAAACGTGAAGATTATGAGCGGATACGTGATCACTACCGAGTAAAGTTAAAGGAGCTGAAGAATGACTCCTGATGCATGGTTTGCAGTTATAACTTGGGGGATTTTATTGTTTGTTTGGATTCCTTACAACTACCTCAGGTATAGGCGAAATATACGGACAGCAAAAGCAAAAAGAAGAGCTTACATATTCGCATCTAAGTATAGAACGGTAAAGGAGCTGAAAGATGTTCACTGACTTAATCGCAGCTATTGAAGAAGCAAGATATTTAAAATCCAGATCAGGCGGTCGAGTTAACTTCTGTGTAATGCAGGTTATGGACTATATGGAAGTGGTAAGCGGGCTGATGGATGGTGTCAGGGTTTTATATACAACTGCCAATGATGGTTATCACACAGTATTACCGGAGGTGAGATGAGGGAATGTGATCCGTTCAATCTACTGTCTCTTTATTCAAGTAAAAATGAATTAAGGCGTATTTGGGGTTCTAATCGAAAAAACGCATTAGACAGTAAGCGAGTCTGGGTTCGCTACATGCTAATGACGTGGGGAAAGGAGTACGGTGGCAATGACTACCCTCATTCTGGGTCAGATAGTGTCATTGGACGATTAATGATTAGGACGGAATGGAGCGAAACAGAAGGGGAAAGAATAATAAAAGTTGTAAAAGACTTGTATAAAATGGGATATCAAGGAGAGGAGTTATTCAAAAAGTCACATGAGATATTAAATCCTAAAAATAAAATAAGCGACCTCATTGCTCTCGCCAAAGAATCAGATGATGCCGCTTTTGTAGAAAATGTAATAACGAAGACATTTGCTAAAAACAATCCGATTCGTCATGTAGCTATTAAACGATATTGTGAGCGCAAATACCCGCAAAAGATGGCGCGTGAATTGAGTTATCAAACTAAAATCAGCATACAGCAAGCGGTGAGGAGGATCGGCTGGGCGGAAAGCATTCTTGAAGAGGAGATGTTTTACGCAATGAAACATGAATTAGAAAGGGAGTTATGTCTGATTTCATAAATATTTAAAATATATATTGCAAATGCGAATTTTATGTGTATAGTTTGTGATATGCTCGGGCAGTAAAACAAAGAGCACTGAAAGCCTGATAGAGATATCGGGCTTTTTTGTATCTGAAATCCGAACAGTGCCCCTCATAGTCCCTACGCAGAGCGGAGGAATCTGGTTTGCGATACACTTGGGGCTTTCTATTTTAATTCCCCGAATTCGAGGGAATAAGTTTTTGATATTTATCCAGAGTGCTTATTTGCATTGTGGTAATCCAACCATCCGGAATTTCCGGATAGTTCACATATTCGGTTATTCCGAACAACCTATTTTGAAGATCGCTTAGGCGGTCTTTTTTCGTATATGCACCAGTAGCTCAACGGTAGAGCAGGCAACTCATAATTGCTTGGTTATCGGTTCGAATCCGTTCTAGGTGCACCAAACATGCCGACCACAGAATCAATCACAACACCTCACATTCACACAAGAGCTGTGAGTCGGCGTTCTATTAACTAATTCCTCCAGAAAGGAGGCGGTATGACACGAATGGACGAGAAAGACAAATTCAGTGCCACCGCATGGGGTGTCATATTCGCTATATCCCTATACGGCGGATTGGCTAGATACATTATTGACAATAAACGTAACGGTTATCGGTGGAGTTGGGTAGGAGCAATTATGCAAATGTTCGTATCTGGCTTTGCTGGGATGATGGGCGGTCTTATATCAATAGAGCTTAACGCTTCATTCTACTACACATTATTTACGGCTGGCTTATGTGGTTCCGCTGGCTCTTTAGCATTGGATTTCTTCTGGGATAAGTTTACAGGGGGTAAGAAGTGACTAGACCAGCACGCGGTGAACGCAATAACAACCCAGGCAATATTCGGCATGGTTCAAGATGGCAAGGGCTATCAGCACAGCAAACAGATCCGAGCTTCTGCCAATTCGTATCACCTGAATACGGTATACGGGCCATCTATAAATTACTGCAGACATACCAAAAGAAATACGAACTCAATACTGTCGAGTCGATTATCGATCGGTATGCGCCTCCAAATGAAAACAACACTGCCGGCTACATCAATCGAGCAGCTAAAGATATCGGCGTTAGCGTAAACGCTCCTATTAACGTTTCATCCAAACCGGTTGCGATTGCATTAGCCACAGCGATTGTAGGTGTTGAGCTTGGGTATCAGCCTTACAGCCCAAAAGTATTTGAAGATGCTTGGTTGTTGTTATGAGTAAATTAAAACCTTGGTTTCCAGTAATTTTGTGGGGAGCGATGTTGTTATTCTCAATGCTATCTATGAAAGAAGTTATTGAGCTGAGTAAAGAAAATAAATCGCTCACAGAACAACTATCTCGCCAAAACTCAATCACAGAAAACGCCAACCGCACATTCAGGATTATCAATAATGTCTCATCGATTAATAGCGAAGAGCGGAATAGGTCAGCCGTGGATTCTGAAAAAGTTAAAACGGTTATCAAAACTGTTCTTGTCAATAATGATTGCGCCAATACTGCTATTCCTAATGACGCTCTTATCAGGATGCACGACTATTCAGAAAGAATACGTGCCAGTGGAGCACATAGCGATACCGGCACACCTAACCGCTAATTGTCTATTGCCCTATATACCCGAACAAATGACATGGGGAGAATCGTTAATGTTAAACATCTCCCTGTTATCTGTTATTGAGCAATGTAATTCAGACAAGAAAGCGATCCGCGATATTGAGTCAGCTAGAAGTAATTTAAATTTACATTAGAACGGAGTGTTTAAAATGAGCTTAGAGGCGATATTTTTGCTTGCTGAAAGAAACGAAGTGAAGCGCATTCTAGATGGCATTTCGTGGAATGACATTATCGGCAAGATGACATTTACCAGTCGCTTAATGAAAGTTGAATCTCAATTGCGAGATTTAGGCGTTAGTTTTTAATGTCAGACAAGAAAGCAATACGGGAAATTGAACAACAACGACAGGTGATGAAATGACCAAGCAGGAAACTAAAAAACTGTCTCAAATAATCGCCAGATTAGAAAAGGCTAATGAGTTTTTTGACGACGGGCGAATTCAGCAAGGAAAAGACATTTCAGTGGTTGTTGAGAAAGAATTAAGGTCTTTAATTAAGAAGCAGCAACGAGCCTCGCAATAG